GAGGGAGTCGAACCCCCAAGGCGTTTTACGGCTCGGCTGTTTTCAAGACAGTTTTCGTTTCCAGTCGATTTACCCTACCTTAACTTTTAATCCCAATATTCTCTATAAGGTTTTCTTCTTATTTGAACTTCGTAATCAGGATCATTCATAACTTTTCTAAGTTGTTTTTTACAGTCTCTACGATATGGTCTTTGTGCATACATATTGTGAAACCAATTTGGACCTCTCCAATTATGGTAATAATGTTTAGCATCAGAATGGAATCTGGCTAATCTTATTTTTCCTTCTTTGGAATTTTGATCTATTTTTATAATTTCCCATCTATAAGTTCTTTTTATTCTTTGATATCGAGTAAGAACTGAATTATCATCAACCAAATATTTTTCTTTTAGTCTATATGTTCTAGACATATTTGTTTCCTCTAGGTTATTGTTACCTAATGGAAAGTCATTCTACCTTTAATCATATCTTATCTCCTTAAAATTGGCACCGTAGAGAGGATTTGAACCCCCATTTGCATTCCAGTTACCTTTGTCTTGGGTCGTAACCAAGAGGGATACTACGGTATAAAATTGGTAGGTCTTAGTGGTAACGCTCCACTGATTTCAACTTGTAAGGATGATGTGATACTATTTCACCAAAGACCCAATATTGGTGCAGCCAACTGGTATCGAACCAGTATCTAAGGATTTTCAGTCCTCCGCATAGACCATCTTTGCTATGGCTGCTATTTTCTATATCCAGGATAATACTTCTTTTCCCATCCTTTGTCAAGATATTCCTGTAATAATTCTTTTTTTATCTTTTTATTTCCTTCTTCTTTACACCAAATCCATGTGGTTCCAAATTGTGAATTCTTTTCTCCTTTTTGTAGGATAGATGTTTTCATTCCTATCTTACTCTTAGTTTCATCTGTATGTGATTTACCAGAAAAAGTGTCATATTTTATTTTGCCTTCTATATGTGCCTTTTTTAGGTTTTCTGATCCAACTCTTTGTTGAGCATCTCTTCCTTTCCAAGTAGGATCATTTTCTGACAACCACTTCTGTTTCTGATTGCCTTTCATACATTTGTTTCTTTGTTTTTCTGAATTTTTATTCTCATGATCCCAACCACCAAATCCCCCAACTTTTAGATTGTAGGTGTTTTCAGTAATCAGAAACTCTTCATTTACAATTTCTGCTTCTTTTTTATACATTTCTTCTGGTGTATCAAAAACAAATAGAACCTCTTTTTCAAAATTTTCTATTCCATATTTTTCTATGGCAAGTTTTAGATACTTACCAGAACCCATGTAATCATCGTCAAGTTTTTTGGTCTTATGACTTCCAATATAGAACTTGCCATCCAACTTGTTTGATATTTTATAAATTGTGTAATACATAATACATACCTCTATCATTATTTATAAAATATCGTGTCTCGATGAAGACACAAATGGGTGATTAACGAGTATCGATCTCGTACTTCCTCTTTCACAGAGAGGGGTGCTACCACTACACCATAATCACCATTGTTTGGAGCGGGTAATCGGATTCGAACCGATGACGATCTCGTTGGCAACGAGACATTCTACCACTGAATTATACCCGCAATATCGTTCTAAATTTTTAAAGAGCTAAAAAACAAAAACCCCAGTTGTTCAGACTGGGGTTTTAGGTTCTTATTAAGTTTTATTAAACTTTTAGGTTCCTATAACCCCACCGGTTGGTCTAATCGCATCCACGAAATTTGAGCGATAACCGGCTTGCCACATGGATGTGGGTAAGCATTTACTTTCGAGATGGTTTATAGTTATAGTGTTCATAAAAGTATTTATAAAAGTTTTTTGTCAAATTTCAGTTTATGGAAGAATTATATCAACTTTTTTGCGTTTTGTCAAGCACTTTTTTTCATCTTTCTTGTCTTTCTTGCAAAAAATCTTGTCCCAATTGTCAGAGAAGGTCTTCTGGTCTACACTGTAGGGTCTTGGACTAGACCCCTTCCCACCATGCCATTGACTCATTATAGTGCCTCAATAAAGTTCATAGATGCGAGGATAGAACCATCTGCGGGAACTTTCTTTATCATCTGCTAATTTCCTCCCAGTCCATAGAAGCAACAACAGTATCATTACTACTATCAGAAGCAACCACAAGTATAAGTTCATAAGGAGTTGAAGTTAATCCATTTCTTTCTAACTGAAACTTAAATAATGCTTCTTTTAGAATATCAACTTGACTTGCCCCTTGATTTGATGCGTTAAAAAATCCACTTGCAAGAATTCTTCCATCAGTATAAGAAGTTCCAGTAATATTATATTCAACAGCACTATCAACTCCAGCACTTACCCAAGCACCGCCAGTAGTAGTTCCAGATGCTCTAACTTGCCAATTAAAATTACCAGTGCTAATTGGCATTATAGAAAGTGCTGTGAGAATTACAATAGCATCCAAAAAATTTGGTGATGTTTTCAGACGCAAAGATATTACGGGATAGAATGTTCCCGCAGTTCCTAATGTTCTTGGGGAATTAATTGGAATGCTAATTGCTTGTTGCAATCCACGAAGTTCATAACCACCTTCAGAAATAACAGTAGAGCAAACTTGCTTCATCGTGCTATTACTACTTGTATTACCAGTATTAGTAAGCTCATATCTTAATGGAAGTGATGCTGTTGTAATATAAGTTGAATTTATTATGTTTGCGTGGTGGAATGAATGGCAGAGAATAAACTGTCCGTTTATTATAAATCCCATTCTTACACTACCAAGACCCAACCATTCAATATCCATCCAAATGATTTGTGCTTTGGTAGTATCTAATGTAATACCAGACTCACCAGTTCCATTTAACTTATCACCATTCCAATTTGATTGCGATACTTCTGTTTGAGTTCCAGTGGATAAACTCCTTTCTACAAAGTAAGGTGTCGTGCCATTAATCTCAAAATACATTCCATTGTCAGTACCAAAATATCCAACTCTCTGTCTCAAGTTTGCTTTGGGTGTGGCAGGAACAAAGGTATTCAACACAAGCAAAGATTTACCTGGCTGATACGAAAATACTTTTGTGGTCTCACGAATAACCTCTGCTCCAGAAGCATTATTCACTGTTAGATTAACCAGACCTTCGTTGAGAATAAAAGTAGCAGAAGCAGTGCCAGTAATACCAGTTGACCACAGGTTATTATCTCTATATCTGTGGGAACTATCAAACAGAGTGAGTGGATTTGATACTCTTTGACGACCAAAAGCATCCATAGTTCCTATTGGACTTGTCGCTAAAATTGTTCCTGTTACTGGTAATGGATTTCCAGTAGATACTACACTATTAGATGTATAAACAACAATTGGAATAGTATTTCCAGCATCATTTTTAATTTCTACTTCATTGATAATATTATTGTTACTATTAAAAATATATGTCATATTATTTTCCAACCGTTATTGTATATAAATTGTAATGCTCCATTATTCATTTGTAATATTGCCCCGCCTTCATCGTTATCTATGTTACCTAAAATATGAATAGGTGCATTTTGACAATTACCACTTTCATCTTTAATAATTACAACCCTACCATTATATACATTACTTCCTGATACCGGAAGCGTAATGTAACACTCTATTGGACAATCAACACCAACATAATAATCTTTTCTAGTTAATGTATAATCTGTAATTACTGTTTTTGTGGGTTTATCTATATCTACAATAGAACCAGAACCACCACCAGGCCCAGTCATAGAAATCTTGGATATCCATTCCTCCAACATTTTCAGTTTCGCTTGAACTGATTTCATGTTGGGGTCAATCTTTACTACCTCTGGATTAGTAAGAAGATTGGTATAATTCTCAGGTATGGTATTTACCTTTGGTTTTTCTTTTTCTTCTTTAGTAATAGATTGAACCACAGTGTCTATAAACACTTCTTCTTCTGTTTTTACAACAGTTTCTTCTATAACAGGAGGAATTTCTTCTACTTCTACTGTTTCTAGAATAGGTTCTTCTGTCTTAGGTAGGGATTCAAATAACGCAAAGAAATCATTGAGAGTAGGTTTCTCTTCAACAATTTCTTCTTCTTGGACTGGTGGGGAATCGAATAGTTTAAAGAATTCAGATAAATCACTGCCGTAATGATTTAATTTTTCTTTTTCTATCTTTTTCTTTTCATGAAACGCAGAGTCTACTAAAGAAAAGAATTCTTTAAGAGACTCTGTATTTGGTTTATCTTTTTCCATATCTAATTCTTTCAGGGTGATATGGTATTTATAATGACTATTATATGGTACTCAATTGAAAGTGCATTCCATCTGGTTTAGACCATACACCACCCCAATCAAAACCAGCATCGGTAAAACACTTAACAAGTTCTGGTGACATTGTTGGTGTTTTACCAAACCCATTCCATGCAGCATTGATATCAATAGCAATACCCCATGAATGTAAAGATGCAGATGCAGCACCCCTTTTCTTTCTTACATTAAAACACCCATCCCAAGTTTTTAGTTGGGAAATAAGATTTCTATCTATAATGTTATTGAATGCTTTTGTTAGGGGTTCAACCATTGCTTTATTACAATAGAGTTTCTTGGGAATAACACCCAATTCAAGTTCACTGGGAACGTCCCATACCGTCATATATTTTAATTCATTAGATGTGATTGCAGGGTCTCCCCACTTTGCAAAACATTGTTTAGAAGTTACCATATTACACCTTCGTTACTTTAATATTACATTTTTCGAGAAATTCAATACCATTGAGGTCTTTGTATTCTTCCTTATAGAATACTTCCACAATACCAGCAGTATATATTTGCTTTGCACACTGCATACAAGGAGAATGAGTGAGGAAAATAGTTGAACCTAAACCAGATTCAGAACCCTTTGCAAGTTTAGCAATTGCATTAGCTTCTGCATGAATTACTTCATCTTTGGTTTTCATACTATAATGATGTTCACCATGACCAGATGGGTCTTTTTCACAATGTTCATATTCACAATCATTAGTCCACCCAGAAGGCATTCCATTGTATCCAATAGATATAATTCTATCTTCTTTTACAATGATAGCACCAACTTGTAAACGTTTTGCGGTAGATAATTGAGCAAAACGATGGGCCACATCCATATACGCATCAATAAATTTCTGTTTCATATTATTTAATATATTCCATGTTATCTTTACGCATCCAAAATATCGTCTGTTTGGATAATGGACGAACTTCTGGATTCAATTTAAAAACTGGTAAAAATACTACACCATCAATAGTTTTGTTATCTATCGTACTAAGGGTATAGTATGTATCAGTAAGATTACCTAATGGTCTTACTTTTTTAATAAGTGATTTTGTTTTCATGATATACTCCATTAAAAAGGGGGAATTTAATCCCCCTTTTATATATCACATTAAACAATTGTCGTTGTTGGTTTATCTTCACCAATAACAATTTTACGAGACTTCTTTGTTTCTGGTAAAATGTTTTCCAAGTCTATTTTCAAAATACCATTAACAATATCAGCAAATTTCACAACAACAGTGTCAGTCAGTCTATATTGGTGACTAAAATCTCTTGAAGCAAGACCGTGATGTAGGTATTCTACATTGGCAGTATCGGTCTGCATTGTTCCGTTTACTGTAAGGTAGTTGTTTTCGTACTTGATTTCGATATCATCTTTATCAAATCCAGCCACAGCAATTTGAATTTGATAATTGTCTTTATCAAACTTTACAATATTGTATGGAGGATATGTAGGGGTTTTCTTTTGACCAATAATTTCATCGAACTCATTTAGAGTTGACAAAAGACGATCAAAACCGATTGTTGAAGGTAGTAGATTTCTACCATATGCCATAGTTGTCATAGTATTTCTCCTTTTAATAAGCGAGTTTATATTAAAGTTACTTCCCCGAAGGCGAAGATAATCCCAGTTACCGATCTGGGGCAGGCATACGCTCCTGCGGCAAGACGATCCTAAGGCGGATCAATTTAAGCGTCCCATCCCGTGGGATTAATTGGTTTTTCTCTTTCCGATATTATATTTAGCGACTAATTCCCATTCATGTTTCTCTTTATGAGAAATAATTTTTATTTGGGATAAAAAGATAGGAGGTGGGGTTTCTATTTGTGTTTTATTAACAACTGTAACTAATCCCCAATCCTCTAGTAGTTTTGCAATTGCATTTCTACGAGCAAGATCGTTTTCAGACAAGTCGGTTTCTTTACCATCTAGTGCAAATAATTCCTTGAAATGCACGATATAATACAAACCCTTCTTGTGAAGGATATGACATGATTGGTAAAGTGTTTTATCTTTTTTAGACGCAACACCGATCCGTGTTAGGGTTTCCCTTACTTTGAGGAAGTCATCCTCTTCTGTTAACTTAATTTCTACCAAGTCTGAAATGTTTATCATTATTTCACTCCACCTTTATCCGTTTTTCTTTTTATCTCATTGATTTGTTCATTACTAAGAATACGCAAAGCATCCTTTGCTTTCTGATTAGAATAACCAAAATATAATTTAACGCATTCTATATCCTTTTCGACCTGTGCTTTTTGCCACGGTTGAAACTTACGTTTCATGGGTCTTACGGTATTTAGTAGATATTGATATTGCATATCTTTATCTAAGTAATGCATCATATTCATTTCTTGAACGTAAGGAATACAATCAGAATGAAACGACAAAGCTTTATTTACGATAAAGGGGTTGTAATCCTTATAGTCGGATTCGTTCTCGAATACATTCTTTTTATTTTGTAGTATGGAAGGTACTATCTCCTTGAATAAGTCTGGCATTATTTGAACTCCAGATTGGACATTAAAATGGTAATACAAGACATTAGTGCAATTTCTTGATCGGCAGAAAAAGCAGACCTATATTGCCATTCACCAATAGTCACAATCATTTCAGGAACAGAGTTCGGTTTCAATTGATCGAACAAACTATCATAAATCTTTCTAAAGATAACTGCTGGATCATTATCGAGATTGTTAATAATCCACTTACGCGCATCAGAAACATTCTTCGCCTTAATTGCCTTGACTAGATCACTGATTTGAATATCAGCAACATTTGCCAATATACCTGCATCAATAGACCCAGAAACACTATATCGTTGAATTTCATTTAGAACTCTCCTATTGTCGGGAAAATGTTTAGTGATAATGGCTGCAACAACTGACTTATCGTATGTAACGCCCTCTTGGTCTAGAATCCATTCAACCCTCTTAAAGAACTGTGCAGCAACCTTCTGTTTACTACCATTTAACTTGAAATCAATAGTAGTGCAACGAGAATGGATAGGTTCAATAATACGATTTTTATAATTGCATGTGAAGATGAATCCACAATTAATGGAAACTTCTTCAATCATCCCACGAAGTGCCTTTTGTGCATCTGGAGTAAGGTTATCTGCCTCGTCAATAATAATAACCTTACGACCACCAGTCAACGACATAGAAGTAGCATAGTTCTTAACTGTAGTCTGCATAGTTGCAATACCACGGTCTTCTGAACCATTAATGACAAGGAAATCACACCCAACTTCATTACACAGTGCCTTTGCAACAGTAGTTTTACCTACCCCTGCACCACCAGAAAGAAGAAGGTTTGGAATCTCTTTACGATTAGCAAACTCTTGAAAGGTATCCTTGATTTTGTCAGGAAGGATACAATCAGAGATTTTCTGAGGACGATACTTTTCTACCCACAACATATGATCCATAATATAATACCTCACAATTTATTCATTAAAAATATAATTTTGTCCTTCAATCCGTCTGTCTTGGGGTAGAAAACCCATAACATACCAAGGCATTTTCCCATGTTTCTTATAATAATTTGCACACTCGATTATCATACTACCATACTCATGTATATTTTCTACCATGTCTTGACGCCTTTCTTCTAATGTGGATTCATCCGTTGGTGTATGAGTATGAAGGGAAAAATATGATATTTTTCCTGTATTGTAATATTTCTTCATCGCATTCATGATATATTCGGATTCATATCCCTGTTGAATAGTCCAACCATACTGATCATAATGATTATCATAATTACCATAAATTTGGAGATCAGTATGATTTTCCATATACCTTATAACATCTAACTTTTGGTAGGAATAATAGTCATAATAAGGCATTATATCATTATCTTGTAAATGACGAATACAATCCTTTACAACTTTATATTGGGTATTGAAGTGCATGTTACTGCAATATTGTTCAAGATATTTTTTGATACTATCTTCATAAGAACCATTTTCATCAACAGGTATGAACTGAGATTTTTCATTAATCAAAGTTAATATAGTTTTAGTTGCATCTTTTGCTGTTGTTGGATTACTAACGGGGTGATTATTTTCATAGATTTGTAATGTCCATCTAACATCTCTGGCACTAACACCATCATAAACATCAAAAACCCAACTATCATATTTGTTATTTCTAATAGCATCCATCCTGTGATGGCCACTAACTAACTCATAATACAACATATTTCCAGAATCATCCAATCGTGGATTGATACGATTAACTACTGGTGGCATTAAAGAATAATCAATACCATTTTTTGCAAAAATATGTTGAAGGTGAGTTATTTTATTTTGGTCTTTACCGACACTTCTGGTTGGATTGTCATCTATCGTTGGTTGATAAATCTCACTTAGATTAATGATTTTTCTTTCTATAAAATTTACATGACTAAGTTGAATTGGATCACGTTTAAGTTTATTGGGATCAATAGTTTTATAATCAAAAGACATAATATACTCCATAATAAAAGATGCCCCCGAAGGGGCATATAAATTTACTTGACTTCGTTGATTCCTTCGAATAACGCTTCAAATTCATTATTTTCTGCAATGATCTCTTGGAAAGATTGCTTGTAATATACAGTGGCCATCTTCTTAAAGATTTTCTTGGGAATTTTGAATTTATCGTATGTAGTATCTACGATAGTTTTCATCAATTCTTTTTCGTTATTAACCTTAGACATACATTCAGACATTTCCTTCAGACAACCTTTGATTGCCGTCAGTTCTTTTTCATCATAAGTGCCAAACAAGGTCTGGACAGTCAAACTCATACAGATACTCCATTAGTATTAAGTGCGGTTACTACGTCGAGTTCCTCATCTCTTACAGGAATAGTACCATTAACAAGACTGATGATAGTCAAACCCTTAGCCTCACCTTCAGTAGCGGTGAATACTGCCACAACATAAGTAGGGTTAATTGCAACCTGTTTTCCAGTAACACCATCAGTAAACCATACTAAACTCATATATTAACCTCCAAAGTTAGAATCTTTAGATTCAAGAGCAACCCAATAGTCGATTTCTTGAACTTTATTTTTAAAGGATGCAAGACCCTTTGATGAAATTTCTACATCATATGACCCAGAAATAAGTTTTAGGTTTTCAGTCAAGAAAACCAGTTTAAATGAATGTCCATTTCCTTCTGCAACTTCAATAGAATTGATATGTGCAGAATCATCCTTTGCATTAAAGCACGTTAGGTATATCTTTTCTCCTTTAGACTCAACAGAAATGTTAGGCGACTGCAACACACTCGCACTCTTCATTATAGTCGAAAAATCATCTTCTGTCAAGACAAAAGACACATCTACAGAAGGTAGAGTAAGAATTTTTTCTGGAACAGTTACAATCATTTCTTTAGCAGTCTTGCGGTACTTAATACGACCACGACCACTCTTGAAAATAACATTGTTCTCATCAAATTCAATTTCTGCATCTTTATACAGTGAATGAACAGATAAGAACTGATTCAAATCATAGACACAAAAATCAACAGGAAAAGTATCCTTTAGAGTAGCAGAAGCAAGAATGTTCTTACCCGCAGAAATAGTCTTAATGACATTACTTCCGCCTTTGAACTCTAGACCAGTATTGATACTGGCAAAGTTCTTCAAAATCAACAACGTTTCACCACAAAGTTTCATCACTTCCTCCACATTAAACAACAATCATATTGTAACAAATTTTAACAGATTTGTCAAGTCCTGAATTGACCCTTCGTTTTTGATAGTACCATTGAGACTACATCCGACCCATGCCCATTCAGAATAATGTATGTTCCAACCATTCATTATATTGTTTCTTATTTGCGAATCGTATGGGTTTGTGCATTTCAAGCTTTTAAACCAAGGCGGGTAAGCACCTCTTTGAATTTCATAGACTTCTCCACCCATATTACGAATCCATTCTATTTCGTTAGGAAACCTAACATCAGTAATAACATAGTTCTTATCTGAATCTAGTCTGGATTCTAGGGAAGATACCCATAAGTTGGGGTTGAATATATCTCGCCCAACTTCTGTACCTAATTTCTGTAATGCTTCTCTTGGTGTAAATGGTTTTCCGAACTTTTCAGACCAATATAGACATGGGCTTTCTCTAAACAATCTGGAACATTCGGTATCACCTTCTAAGAGTTTTCGATCCCACCCAAACATAGCAGCAACGGAATCTTTTACACTCTTAGCAAAACTTTCTCTTTCATAACCAAATTCACTTAGAATATCACCGGCAGCGCCTTTACCACTGCCGATGAATCCAACAAAACCAATCACATTTACCATATATTACATCTCACCAACAAAGTTTGCAACAGCAGGCATATCACCTTGGAAATGGTATGTTCCAATATGCGATGTTCTCATCCAAGGACACAACCAAATAGAACCACCGATTTTGCGCCACATCTGACAGAACATATAATCTTCAGATAGGTAACGATCTGAACCACCGCCCGTAATACTTTCTTTAGTATCAATTACAGTATCAAAGAAGGCGTGGATATAACGCGAACCATCGAAATGTGCTTGACCTACATGATCTGGTTTATAACGAATCATTGGGTATTCTTGTTCCATCTTTTCAAAGACTTCACGTTTAACCAACATAAAACCAGTACCAATTTCAAGAACTTCTAGTGGGTCTGAAACAGTAAACTGTGATGTTCCCTTTACTGGATTGAATACAAAATCACCAGCAACCTTTTCCAAAACACTGGCTTCTACATCTTTATTTTTAACAATGGCAGTTTTGACACTTTTCCATTTAATTGCTTTCTTGGGGTATGGACCACCGATAACATCTTTATCCAAAGCAAGTAATGCAATTACATCATTTGGGTCAAAATGAATATCAGAGTCGATGAACAATAGATGAGTGCAATTAGAACGGTGTAAAAATTCATCTACAAGGTAATTTCGTGCGCGAGTAATAAGTGATTCATTAAACAAAAATGAAAACTTTACTTCAATCCCATATTGCATACACAATCCTTGTAGGTCTAGACAGGACTTCATATAAAGTCCATGATTCATACCACCATACATTGGTGTTGCAACAAATATACTTTTCTTAACTAGGTCTTCTTTTTTGACTGAAATTTCCATAATATCCTCAAATGTTTGTTGATTGTAATTTTTTATTCGCTTTATTATATCTGTCTACAAGTGTGTTGAATTTATTCCTCTTTTTCATCCCCATCTTTAATGCAAGTGGTTTCGCCCTGTCAGTATAACACACTCCGTTTAGATGGTCAAGCTCATGTTGAAAACAATGTGCAGATAACCCAGAAAAAATAGCAGTTCTTGTTACACCATTATAATCCTGATATTCGACTTCTACCGTAGATGGTCGATCAATCTTTATTGCCAACATAGGGAAAGAAAGACACCCTTCTGCAACAAGAGAAGTTTCTTTTGATGAATTTAAAATTTTGGGGTTAAAGAAAGCAACATATTCTTCACCGGAACCCATCACGAATACACGTTTAGAAATACCAACTTGAGGTGCTGCCAAACCATAACCACCTTTTACTTTACATGTTTCTACTAGTTGAGAAGCTAGTGTTTGTGTAGATAGTTGAGTTTCTTCTGTGAAAACATAATCAGGTACAGATTGTCTAAGAATAGGGTCGTTTTCATCAACTAAAGAAAAAACATCAACTTGTTGAATTGGTGTGGTACTAAACTTTAGTGCGTCTTCTGTATTGATTCTAATCAAATCACTCATTAATTATCTCCATCATTTCATCAAATATATAAGCAGAACAATCGAATGCTTTTAATGCTTCATCTAATATATCCAAAGACAGTTTTGCATTCAACTCTTTTATTAATTTGGGTCTATCTTCAAACCCATAACACTTACCAGACCCAGGAACTATTCTGGCAATGACCTTACCACCATATAAATCTCCCATATGTCTAACGTATATATGAGCCATAATCTGATCCTTTTTATCACTATAATATAAGTCTCTTATATGATCTACATATTTTTTAACACTAGGAAGATATTCTGTGTGATCTATTGCCTGTTCAGCACATCCCAATTCAACTAAATCTTGTCTAATATAAGAAGACCTTTTAATGTCGGTCAAACCAGAAATCAAACCTGACATTTCACCATAGTATTCTATAGTTTCATATACTTTTCGAAATTGTCTAAGAAAAAGAATATAATGTTCTTTGGTAATATCACCTTTTAACATATATTGGACAAATGGATGATTCTCCACTTCTATATGTTTCGCTCTTGTGTATTCAACTAATATACTCATTTCACCATCCTACTAAAATTACCTTTAAGTTCAAATTTAATAACAGACCTAAATTTATCAAACAATTGGTCGCCTTTGTGAGAAATAACAAATATGTTAGTATCGTTCCCCATATCATGAATTAATTTTAGAAACTCTTCTGTTCCTACCGCATCCAAACTACTATCAAATACCTCATCCAGTATTAAAAGGTTTGTGTTAGTAGAATTTTTCATTTTGGCAATCTGTCTCCAAGCAAAGAGAAGTGCCAAATCTATTCTCATTTTCTGACCTTCAGAGAAACTATCATAAGAAAAATCATCCCTGTGTCTGGACTTAATAGTTTCTTCGAAATTTTCATTGATATTAAAATTAACAAAGAAATCCATTGCTGATAAGTATTTGTTTATCAACTTATTCATGATAGGAAGGTACTGTTTGATGATTCTGGTCTTGATACCAGTATCTTTCAACAACCCAGCAGCATAATCATAATAATGTTTTTCGATAGATAGTTCTTCTTGCTTTTTTATTAACTCTGCAAGTTGTTCCTTTAACTCTTTTAGTTGAGAGTTATCTCCAATAATGTTTTCTTTGCGGTCAAGAAGTCTTTCTATTTCTTTCTGTTGTTTACTTATATATTCATTGATTGCTCGAATAGTTGCATTATGTTCCGTAACTGCATTCATGTGTTTAACTATATTTTTGTTAATTTCCACTATTGCAGTAATCCGATTATTGGTTTTCTGTAATTCTTCGGAGAGTTGGGATAACCCATCCTGAAGTTCTGATTTCTTTAATGATTTTTCGGTTATCTTATCATTCTTAATTTGTTCATTAATTGTTTGTGTACATGTAGGGCAATGGTCATTCTGTGAGAAAAAAATAATATCCTTTTCTATCTTGGTTAGTGTAGACTCAAGTTTAGACTCCATTTGTAGTATTTTCTTACTCTTGGCACGAACTTTAGATTCATCATCTATTTTGGATGACAAACTATTAATGTGTTTCTGTATCAGTTCAA